ATGAAAGTAAGGAAGCGCCTCATAACCACAGGATGTACATCAAATTTGAGAGGTGGAAGAATTACAACTTCTCTTTTTTTGTTAATTCCGTAGTACAAGATAGGAAAAAAGTAATCATAGACAGCTTTACATGGTGTTGATAACAAGTAATAGTACGTGTACTTAATGTTGAAGACCTCCTGCATAAGTTGGCACATATACAAATTTAGTTCTGTGCTTGTTAATGTGGGGTCTTTACTATCATTTTGGCTATCGTAAAGTTGCTTAAAATAAGCCTCCACTTTTGTATGTTCTACACTGAGTAAAAGATTAAGTCCTTTTTCAAACATTTATGTTCTCCCTTTAGTAAAATACTTATGCCTTTTTTCTGGCTAAACTTTCATAGACAAATTTCAAGTGTTTGTGCCTATACTGAGTACAATGTCTGAAGATTACTCATTAAATAACAGTATAGGAACTTCTTTAGGAGCCTTTGGTTTAGGAGGTAAGCCAGTATTACATCACGCTAGCTTACGTTATCCTAATCCATTTCTAGATATAGCCTCGTTATACTTACCTAGAACTATAAAGGAGATGTTTTCTCTTTGTAGGTACTATTATAGAACCTCTCCTATCATAAATCCCATCATAAGGGCTCTTGCTAGGTACCCAGTTACAGAAATCCTAGTTTCTGAAATAGATCCCGATATAAAAGGATATTGGGACAACTATATAAATAACCAACTAAATTTGCGTTCATTTAGTATCGCCACAAGACTAGATAAAAGTGTATATGGAAATGCGTTTGCCTATATCCACCTTCCAATCCAAAAACTTCTGACATGTACTAACTGTAAAAAACAAACTCGCATTGAGGAGCTTCATGGATATTACAGATTTAGAGGACTCAATTATGAGTTAAGTTGTAAATCTTGTGGAGTTACAAATCAGTTGGCAAAGGTAGAAGATGTAGTCAGGAAAAGCGAAAAAGAGATTAAGTTGATAAGACTTAATCCAGAGCTTATAGATATCGAAGTCTGTCCTTTAACAGGCCACACTGACTATTTCTATACTTTGCCAAGATATTTAAGGAATGAGATAACAATAGGTAAACGCAATATAATTGAACGCTTACCTGATATTTTCATTGAGAGTCTTAGAAAGCAACGTAGACTGAAGTTAAGTGACGGTAAAGTTTACCATTTTAAGAGAGAGTCTATAAGTGAACAAGACACAATTGGTTGGGGTGAGCCGCTAATTCAGCCAGTCTTAAAAAGCTCTTACTACACTCAGATTTTAAGAAAAGCCCAAGAAGCTGTTATGCAATCGGCGATTGTCCCCCTTCGTTTTGTCTTTCCTCAAGCTGGGGATTCTACTAGCTCACCTTATACAAACGTCAACTTACTAAGATGGACTGGAACTATTAAGACTGAGCTAGCAAAATGGAGAAGAGATCCTAACCACGTTGGTATTGTTCCACTTCCAGTGGGAAATCAGGTTGTTGGTGCAGATGGAAAAGCCTTAACCTTATACCAAGAGCTTGATATGCAAGGCAATGAGATTTGTAATGGAATGGGAGTTCCATTGGAGTTTTATAAAGGTGGCCTTAGTTGGTCAGGTTCTAATATGAGTTTACGCTTGATGCAACAAGACTTTATAAATGACCGTATAGAGTTACATAATTTCTGTCAGGACTTTGTGTTGGGTAACATTGCCAATTTCCTTGGTAAGACAAAACCTAAGATAGAGTTTGCTAAATTTAAGATGGCAGATGATTTACAACGTAGTGCTCTAGAAAATCAACTTTACAGTCAGCAGTTACTATCAGGTGAAACCTTATTAGAAGGCATGGAACACGACTTTGTTAAGGAAAAAGAAAGAGTTGCTAAAGAAAGAAAAGACCTAACTATATCACAGAAGTCCTCTATGTTGACTCAAGCACAAATTCAAGGACAAGCAAGTGTAATACAGGCTAAATACCAAGTACAAGCCCAGAAAGCTCAAATGGTAGCCAATGTGCAACCTCAAGTTCAATCTGGTCAACAAGGACAGCAACAGCAAGGTCAACCACAAGAACAAGATCCTATGACACAAATGCAATCACAAGTACAAGATCAAGGTATAGGAGCCGATGTAAGTGCTATAGCTGGACAAGCACTAGGAGTAATAAATGAGATGGACCCTAATATGCAACAGACAGCTTTAAATGATCTTAAAATGGGAAATCCAGAACTCTACACAGCAGTTATAGGCTTAAAAAATAGCCAACAAGGTAGTCAAGAAAACCTACTTAATAAGAGTTTAGCTTCTGTGAAACCGCCTCGTAGCCCTACTCCTGTTGGGTAAAATCGATCACCCTAATATCACGGTATGCTGTGTAGAAATTTACTAGTTTACGAATATGTGAACCAACTTCATGTCGATGCCAGTTAACTTTACAGTCTGGACAAGTATAATAAGCCCCTCCATCATAAAAAGGTAACTCTACACAGATAGTCCTTGAAAAGTGAGTTGCATCACCAAAGTGATGACGATCTCCCTCAGGTATAAGCTCACCTTGTAAATTACAACCATTAGGACATTTTTCCATTTTCAGTTACGTATCGTCCGTAGCAAGAACAAGCTGATCTTCCATACAACTGGTGAACCAAATAAAAGAAACCCTATCTGCAGCAGCCCTTCTATGCCTTGACCACGAATTAGTTGTACAGTAGAGAGGATCGTAACTAAGAGAGCCAAGAAACCTGCTAAAGCATAAGCTATGATAGATATTTGTATAGGTAATAACAAAAACAACCAACAACTAAAGAGCAGTATCCATGTAGCCTGAATAGTATTTAGGTTACTTTTCATGTGATTCCTCTATAATGTTCCAATCTTTCTCAGCAATCGACCTATAATCACCTTGTGTCTCAGCAATAAAAACTTGACCGAACTTCTTATTAGCCCAACCTAAAGCGTCATTACAAAGGACTACCTTATACTTTCCCTTGTTATCTGCATAAATCTTAGCGTCAGCCTCTGTTTCAGGTACTACCCAAACTCCTTCTCTAGCTCCATCATTGTATATAAGGTTGACTTTATGGTAGCCGTATAGTTTAACTAACTCTTCTATTTGTGAGTCTGTATAGGTCATTTAAGTTCCTTTAAGAATCTAGTAGGCAGTACTATGTTTTTAACTTTCAGTGCTGATTTAAATAGCGGGGCTATATCTTTAACAGCATAACCAGCTAGTCCACAACCTATTTCAGTAACTAGAAACCGTAATTTAGGGTTGTTGCTAGCAAACTCAATAAACTTGTTAACATGCTCCGCAATATCAGTTAAGGACAGCGTTTTATAAGGATTTTCTTTAGTAGGGATTCCATAGGACTTGCCTGATATTCCTTCTCCTATACCATAAACAGCTCCAAACTTATCTCTAGCATATTTAGCTGCTTCACCCCTTTGAATAGTTCTAAGCATGTCTTTAGGAGAATCGTTTATTAAAACGTCTATAATAGTGCTTAAATCAGCTTTATCTGCCTTCATAGCTTCCTGAGCTAATTGTTTAGCAAATTCTACAATCTGTAAATCTTTGTTACTATTAGACATGAATACATTAAGTTCACTATTTTCAAATGCACCTTCTTCAATATCTAATAGCTCAATACCCATATCATCTAATACGAATTGAGTCTTTAAACCATCTTTAAATGCTATCTTAGCACATTCTACAATAGCAGTGTATACTCTACGTTTAACTTCATCATGAGAGTCAAATAAGTATTCTGTTATTAATGCTGATTGTTGTACACTACGTTCAACATTACCTACTAATTCTTGATTATTAATAGCTCCTAAACGTTGAGGGCTAACACCAGATATAAAAGCAATTTGTTGTTTAATATAATCTAGTGTAGATATATATTGTTGAATTTGATTAGCAAGTGATAGATCAATAGATTGAAACTGATTAAAATTTGAAGTCTTACCAGTCATTGAACCTTTCTTACCTTCCTCATGAGAATTAATAAATGCTATCTTCATAGCCTTCATATAGTACATCCAACGTTCTATATCCATACCTTCACTACGAGGTATTTGAGCTAAGTCCATTAAGAAGATCCTACCTTGATCACTTGCAAAAGCAAGTTCTAATCTATAAGATATAATGTTATAAAGATATTGATAAGGTTTTAGTCTACCTAATAGTGATACTGATTTAGAATTAGTAGAGTTATAGATTAAACCTGTATAACCAAGTTTACAATAGTATGGATTATCCATTCTACGTCTTTGGTTTTCTTTAGGTTTAACATCTACAAATATATCTGTTCCTATCTTAATACCTTCCCACGCTTCATTAATCCAAAATTCCTCAGTAGTAGCATCAGGATATGATTGTTTAAATATTGCTAATTTAAATGATTCATCTACAATTTGTTCTTGAACTACACCATCTTCATCAGTATAAGTTAAATGATATAATTTCTTAAAGCTTTTCCATTCTACTCTAACTACTCTAAGTAATTGTGAATTAAATGAACCAACAGTAGAATTAAGAGATGAGAAATTAGATAATCCTGTATCTACTATAGAACCTTGTTGATCTATTGTAAATGTAGGATTAGAATTAGGAGATGTTCCTGCGGAGGTATATCTCATAGACATTTGTTCTAATTCTTCTACTTGTTTAGGAGTTAACTTATCTCCAAACTCATCAACAATAGTTGATGGTGCTAGCATACGTATTTCTATTACTGCTAATGCATCATCTATATAGTCTGTATCACCATCTAATATAACTGTAATGTTAAGAGGATTACACCTACGTAACATAACATCTTTATTACTTACACCAGACCAGTATATTTCTTCACCTGTAATTAATGCGTCTTTCCATCCTTTCTTAAATACTTCTTTAGTATTAAGATACTTCTTTAAGAACTTAAGTATTTTATTAGCTTGAGCTTCTACCATATCAGAAACATTATGCTTCTCATATTTAACTATTTCTTCAGGAGTAGGAGGTGGATTATTAGGATCTACCGTACTAGGATCTATTTCTGCTGCAAACTTTTGTTGTAGAGCATTAATAATCTTATTACGTAAAGTAGTTTGTTTCCTAGTAATATCATCAGTACTACCTGAGATAACTATACAGTTATCATTACGTTTAGTCTCTTCTCCTATTAAAAGATTTAATGGTGGAGATACTATATCATAATGTTGTAATGTAGCAGGAAATTCATTGTCTGTTAATCCTAGAGGATTACATACATATTCCAAATCTGCTTTATTAAACTTACCGTTAAATAGATCATAGTTTACCTTCTTATTAAAGTTAGTATCCCTATTAGAAGTTGTTGAACCATATGAAAGTGTTTCATAGTAGTTTATAGTATCACGTTGCCAGTCTTTATTCTTTTGTGAGAAGGGTATACGTTGTTTAGGTAAAGGCATTTTATATATTTATATTAGTTAAGATATTCTATTATAGTTATTCTTTTTAAATAATTGTTTAGAGAAGAATGGATCTAAGTCCATTAATAGTTTAGGAGTTGTTTCCTCTAAGTGTATTTTATGCATCTCTTGAGATTGTAATATACATAACATGAATGCTATTACTCTATCAAAGTTACCTTCTCTATCATATGCTATTAGTTCTTTTAAAAGAGGAATAGATTTAATAGTATGTAAATTCATTATTACTTTACCATCTTTATCAGCATCTCTCTCTTCATATAACCATTTACGTAGATATAATTCACACTGATCTTTAATACCAGATGCACCACCTGTACCTCTATTCATGTGAATACCATATCCACGAGATACATGTGAGTTCTTAACTATATCTTTAATGATCATAGGTTGTTGAGCTAAATAATGTAAACTATTCTTTTGCTCAAAATAACCTTTTAGACCTTTAAGTTGATTCTCATATAGACATAACGCATTGAAATAGATACATAGCTTTCTACAATTCTCATAGAATTCTTCTGCTGTATTAGGACGTCCTGTATATTCTGCAACTAATTGATTATATGTTGTACCATTATGTAGAAATCTTTTATAAATAAAGAATGAACCTAATGAACCTGTACCTGATTTATCTTGATCATATGGGTCACATCCTGCAATATATAATCCATAAGGAGCATTCTCCATAGGATCTTCCCATATTACTATACAACCTTTCTTAGAATCATCATTACCTAATGGATAGTTTATAATATCTACTAGATCAGGATTTAACTTAGATTTAAGTTTACCACTTATATCAAAGTATAAATCTACTTTTTTCTTATCACTGTTTAACGAAGGAAGGGTTTCTAATTCTGATAACCATTCGTGCATTTCTATAGAGCTAAAGATAGCCCCAGAGCTTCGTAAAAAAGACTCGGATGGTGTTAATGGATATTGTGTAATAGCATCCTGAATAGCTTTAGGATCATTACCTGCACGTTTATATTCACGTAGGTTAATAATAGATTCATATGCTAGTTTCTCATCAGAGTTACCATCTTCATCTACCATTACTTCTCCTTTGTAAGAACCTAATCTACCTCTTGTAGCTGGAATAAACCATCCACACTTAGTTAGTTCTTTACCTGCTTCCCATACATTACTAAATTCTAATAGATTGTATTGAGAAGGATTATTAAACATATATGCAAAGTCTGCTGTACCACCTTCCATATCTCCACCTGTTCCAAATATAATAGGTAATCCAATCATATTCTCTCCATCTTTCCAACATGGTTCAGTCATACCATATGCAGCTTTTAGATTAACTAATGTACCTGCTTCTTCAAATACAAATACACTTGTTGTTAAACCAACAGATGCAAATGGATTATCTTTAAACGTTAACTTAGTTACTTCACTCTGATATCCTTTCCAAACTTTAACACCATCTACTGATGTTTCATATCTGGCTTTAACAAAATCTTTTGTATCAGGACTTCTTTGTTTCCTCCACTCAGTATTAGTATTTAGAAAGTTTAAGTTATCTAATACCATTCCCATAGTAGTAGAAGATAATCTATCTAAGTATGAACCTATAACACATTTAGAATCTCTGTAGAAGTTATACTCATGTGCAACTAATGCAGCATTTTTATAACTAAAACCTGTTCTACGTGGTTTACTAAATATTAATCCTTTCTTTAATCTACGTGCTGCATCTACTAGATGGAAGTAATCATAATCTATATCTAAGAATCTAGGGAACATAAACTTCTTACGTCCTGTTTCTATATCTTCAGCTTTAATCTGTATGTAGTTTAAGTAGAAGTAATGTATACCAGTAATAGTTATACCAACTGAATTAGTATAACCATTTCTACATCTATAATCTTCTTCTTCCCAAAACTCTTTATATACTTGTGTACCTTTAGGTAACTGAGTATACATTCCATGTTTAATGAAATGTAATGCAGATTGTCTAAATTCATTTGTATGTGTAAAGTGTTCTACTTCTGGAACATATTGACATTTACTCCCCATTGTTTATTATCCCTCAAATAAGGAAGTTGCAGCTTGCCCCTTTCTACTTATTGATTCACGCTCTTCACGTTTTACCTTGTCTTCTAGTTTATCTAGTGATTCTATATTCTCTCCTATAGATCCTCCTGCTTTTAATATAGCAGCCATTACTTTAATCTTAAGCTCTACATCATCTCCATACTTATCAAAGTCTACAGAATCATAGAACTTCTTTATCTCATAAAGAACTCTCCTATAAGACTCTAATAGTCCCATAGAAATAGTTTTATTAATGTTAATATTATCTTCTGCTTTTAATTTCTTAGCCATTAGGTAGTATTAGTTTAGTATTACCTGATTCATCTAAGTTATCTGGTAATAGTATATTAGCTCTTTGAGTCTTATTATACCACTCTGAAAAGAATGTTAATGCTTCTTCACATGCATTAACTCTATTAGTTAAATCATGTATCCTAGCATCTGCTTCTAAGAATGCTGTACCAAAGTTAAATTGACCATTAGCTAACATATGTCTTTCAACAATGTTCTTCTCATCAAAACTCTTTTCTCTTACTTCTTGTTCTTTATTATCTTCCATTATTTAACTATTGCGTGAATATCTTCTAGCTTTAATACTAGGTATTTAAACTTCTCAAATTCTATCTCTGCTCCTGTAAACTTATTAAAGAATACAAAGTCTCCTTCTTTTATTGAATTTACTTCTTCACCTATTGATATTACTTTGCCCTTATTAGAATTTTCCTTTTTAGTTTCAGGTATAATAATACCACCTGCTGTAATTGTCTCTGGTGCACTAACCTCTATTAGTATTTTTTTTCCGAACGCCTTTAATCCCATATTTTCTCTTTGTTGTTTGTTTAATTTTTTTACCTTCTTTTTTAAAGTAGAACCTACTTTGGGACAATTGGAAAAACTAAAACCCGGGTCAACTCCAGGTGAAATTGCAGCACTAATTAAACTGAAGAAGGAACCACCAAGGTTTGATTGGAAAAGATTTATCCGGTTGTGGGTAGGAAATAGTCAAGAAGTATATACCAAA